AAGGGCCGACAAAGTTTGCCGCCAAGCAAATGAGAAGTCTCCCGCTCCAGTAGCAAAGGTCAGTGTGGCTGTTCCCGTCCCATCAAACACCAACCCCTGCCGCGCCGCCCGCGCCGCGATGGACGAGCGAGCATTCGGTCCACCGACTCCGAACGTCAGGTTGGAGACAGAGAAGTTGTTGAGCGAATCAGTCCACGACGCATTCGTGCCGTCGGTCGTGAGCAGCTCGCCAGAGTTTCCAGTCTGCGACGGCAGCGTGCCGCTTGGGCCAGCGCCCCAGGTGCCGTCGGCGCGCAGGATGTTCTGCGCGGAGACGTCGGCTGCGGACGGCGCCGGGACGACGCCACGATAGCCGGATCCGAAGACCGGCGGCATGTTGCCGAGTACGTTGCTCATGGTGGCTTAGTCGGTGAACTGTGAGGCGTGAACCGCGGCGTCGGTGCCGCCCTGGCGGATGAACTTGGCCGCGGCGGCGGCCTGGCGGGACCAGATGACGTTCGAGCCGGCGTACAGACGGTGACCGTTGGTCGCGCTCGGAGAAGAGCCGTCGAAGGTCACCATCACGTCGGCGTTCTGCACGTCGATGACTATATACTGCGTGGTGATGTCCCAGGTCGTGGCGAACTGTACAATGGCCGAGGAAACGGTCAGCCGCTCGTCGGCCTTGGTGCCGTTCGGCTTCGGGTAAAAGTTGACTGCTTTGGTGAGGTGCATGGCGGATCAGTAGGTAAACACAGCGGCGCGGCGGACCTGGCCCTGCTCGCGGATGACCTTGTCGACCTCGCGCTCCAGCGCCGCGGTCGCGTCATTCTCCACGACCAGAGCCTGGTCGAACTGGCTTTCGGAGCGGAGGTAGTCGGCCAGGCAGGCGCGGACCAGGAAGTCTCCGGTGAAGTACGGGATCTCGACCTTCGACCAGCTGGCCGACGTCGTGGTCGGGGACTGCCCCGGCGAAGTAGCGACCGTGCAGTTATAGAAGTTGCCGGCAGGCGCCTTCGTGCTGCTTGGCAGATACGAACCGCTGTCGGTTGAGGTGTCGAAATAAACCTGCGCTCCGATTGAGTAGCTGGCCGACGCGCTGTACGAGTCGCCAAAGAGCGCCGGCGCCTTCACCTTGTACTCCAGGTACACCGGCGTGGTGTCCTGCATCAGGTTCGCGTAGTCGGTCGTGGCGCTTGAATAGAGAAAATACTTGAGCGACCTGGCGCGGGTCGTGAGGCGCGGATCCTGGTCGTAGATGTCAAGCAGCTCGCCCGCGTCGGACGGGAGGGCCACGGTGCGGACTCCATTGCCGTCGACCGACACGGTCTGCGGCGACGACACGCGGATCAGATCCGGCCAGTAATCGTTCTTCCAGATGTGCTCGATCCGGTTGCTGGCGAAGTCGCGAAACGTGTTGAAATTGATCGACGTGATCGCCGAACGATCCAGTCCCGCCAGCTGCATCCAGCGGTACATGAGGGTGCTGTAGTCGACGGTGCGCATCAGGCTGCGAGTGCGGGGCGTCCGAACTGGTCAAGGATGGCCATCGAGCCGTTCGTCGTGCTCTTGCCGTATCCGACTGACATCTTCGTCTTGCCGCCTTTTACCTCGAGGTCGTTGTCCTTCAAAAATTCGCGGAGGAAACTTTCGTCCTGCCAGCACTGATACCCCAGTCGCTGGCCCCAATAGTGAAAAGAGGAAGCGGGAATGCGGGCGCGCAGACGGCCAAGCCCGTCCACGCCCCGGTGATAGTTCTTCGCCAGTCCTGATGCTTTCTTGGCCTCGATCCGGCCCAGGACTTGTTCACGATGCCACCCCCGCCGAAACTCATCGAGCAACGGCTTGTAGAGATCAGCGGGGATGGCCTCGATCATGTCGATCAGCTCGAGAAATCGAACTTACCGAACGCGAGCGGGTTCTTCACGACGAGGCCCGCGACCGCCTCGATGAGGCGGGCAGGACCGCCGCCGTAGTTGGGCAGATCGCTGACGGTCGGGAGGCTCGAGTAACGAATCTCGCAGAGATCCATCGGAACAACGTAACCCTTGTACGCCGCCGGCATGAAGGCGTCGGGGTGCAGCCGCAGGCGGCCGAAGTCACCCTCGAACACGTCGACGCTCGAGAGGAACGTCGAGGCGTCGGCCTCACGGTTGAACGTGCGGATGGACGCGCTGGTGTTCGTGTTCGCGTTCTGCGAGGTCGTGAACAGCAGGTTGGTGAAGGAACGCTTCAGCGTGCTGCCGACGATGCAGTCGTAGTCGCGGAAGGTGCCGGTCTGGCCCCAGATCGAGGTCAGGAGATCCTGCACGTTGGTCTCGGTCAGCGTGGAGGCAGCAGCGCCGCCGCCGATGATGGAGCCGGACGGAGTGCGGAACGCAGCGGGAACCGCCGGAGTCGTGCCGCCGGAGGTGCTGACCCAGGTTCCGAGCGCCTTGGTGAGGTACGGGACCGTGCCATTGTCCGCCTGGCCGTCGTTGGCCGAGAGGAAGGTGGCCTCCATGTCGCGCTTCATCAGCGTGATGCCCTTCGCGACCATGCCGGCGAGTTCGTCCTTGAGGCCGGCGACGATGGAGACGTCGACCGACAGCGGCGAAACGCGCACCGGGCGGCGGAACACCTGGATGTAGTTGGCCAGGAGGGCGCGGCCCGAATTGAGATTCTGGTAGTCCGACGAAGTGACGTCGGTGCCGTCGACCGTGCCGGTGGTGGCGGTCGCCGGGAAGTTGTCGGCCTGCCACTGCAGGTACGTGTTGCCCGGCTTGGAGCCTTTGGGAGCCATCGAGACGAAGGGGGTGTCCTTCGCGTCGACCAGCGAGATATAGTCAGCGAGATCTTCGCGTTTACCGACCTGAGAACGCTCGTAGAGTTGAGCCATTGTAGTGTTTTCCTGGTTACAGAAACTGACTCAGCACGACATCCTTGAGAGAGTCCGAGTTGGGCGCCTTGCGGAAGCGGTTGACCGCCTCCTTCGCGTTGCGCTCCTGCGGAGTGACCGTGGGAGGCGCGATAGCCGGCCGAGTGGGCTGGGCGGGAGCCTTCTTGACCGCGGGTTTGGCCGCGGGCTGACCGGACTTCTGCCTGGCGTACTCGGACTCGCGGGCCTGCGCGCCGCGGAGGTAATCGCCCACGACCATTTTGTAGTCGGGGAATTTCCGCAGCTCGGGGAAGGCCTTGAGCATGTTCTGCGCGGCCTGGTACTCCCGCGAGGTTTTGTCCTTCCACCAGTTGTAGGTGGCCTCGGCTTGCGGGTCGATCTGCGCCCTCGCCTGCACGTACTGGAGCTGCTTGGGCAGGTGTTCCTCGAGCGCGTCGATGGCATTCAGCTTGATGCGGCGAATGTCCTCGGCGCTGTACTCGGTCTCCTTGCCGTTGGCGTCGCGAACGGTGGTGCCGTCCGCGTTCTCCTCGGCCCAGCGCCGAACCTTGCGGGCTTCGGAAATCGCTGAGTCAACATCCGCCTGCGTCTGGAGGTGCAGGTACGGATTCTCGGGCAGTGGGCGAATGGGGGCGTCGTCGACCGCCGGTTTGGCGTCGACCTTCTGCTTCAGCGCGGCGATCTCGGCCTCCAGCTGCGCGGCTTTGGCCTCGGCGGCCTTGCGTGCAGCGGTGAGCTTGTCGATGCGCTTCTGCGCCCCCTTGGGCAGACCTTCCTCGGCGGCGGGTTCCTCGGCTTTCGGCTCCGTAGCCTCGGCCTCGGCTGCATCCTCATCGGATGGCTGCTGAGTCAGTTCCTGAGAAAGATCGTTGGTGTCTTCGTTGGCCTCGGCTTGTGCCGGAGCTTCCTCGGACGTTTCTTCCGCCGGCTTTTCCTCGGCTTGCGCCTCGGCAGGCTTGACGGGTTCCTCTCCTGGCTCGTTCAGGAAACTCTTCCGAAGCAGAGCACTGAGCTTCGCTTCATCGAGGGCACCGAGCTTTTCTCCCACGGATGTGGTCAGAGGTTTTTCCGCGTCCGTTCCGTTGGCCGGCGCGGCCTCAACTGTCGCTTCTGTCGGCATGGTGTTTTGCGACCGCCAAGAGGTCGTGGCAGCGTTGCTCGAAGGCGCAGCGCAGAAAGCCCGTGCGCGCAGAGTGCGGCACGGGCAGTCGCGAAACTAGAGGCCCAGTCAGGTCGGGTAAGGTCTACCCACCTTTTGCTGCGATCATCCCGCAGATCCCCGCCGGCGCAGGGCTTCCTCCCGCAGCTGGTGCAGCGAGATCAGGAAGTCGTTCATGGCCTCCGCTCGCCCCGATGCGTGGACGCGGTGCTCGCCGAGCGTCTCTCGGCTGATGGCCGTCTCGACCTCGTCCTGGATGCACTCCTGACAGTGGGCCAGGAGTGCGTCCCAGAGCTTGTTCTGGCCTTCAAAGCCGAACGCCTCGAGCAGGTCGGGCTTTATCATGCGGCGGGCTGCTGCTGCATCGGCTCAACCCCGATCCGGCCAACCTGCTTGTTCTGCTGCTGCTGCACCGAGAACTGCAGGTTCTGGACGTACTTCTGCAGCAGCTGCTGGAAGTTCTGATCCTGCTGCGCCGCGGCCTGCGCCTTGGGGTTGGACTGCATGACCTGCTGCACGTAGCCGAGCTTGGTCTGCGCGGCCGGATCGTTCTCCACGTACAACGCCTCGTTGCCGAGCATCATCATGCCGACGTCGGACTGCACCTGCTTGAACATCTGCTGCGAGGCGCCGGCCTGGTCGACGACCATGTCGCGGGCGGCATCGGGCGAGATGGCCGCGGTGATGGCCTGGATCAACTTGTTGCGGTCGATGACGCCGCCGGCGTCGAGCGGGATGACGAACTGCGAGATGGCCTGCAGCTTCTTCATCACGTAGTCGTCGTTCATCTCGCGGACGTCGAACTTGAGGACAAAGTCGAACTGGCCGGCGATCTCGGAGATGTTGCGGGGGAGGGAGCCTCCGGTGATGCGCAGGATCTGCTCCTCGGGCAGGTACTGCAGGCAGAGCTGGAAGGTCTGGCTGAAAATCCGCGACCAGGTGCCGAACCAGTTGTTGACCTCCTTCTGCATGATTGAGGCGGCCTTCGCCGGCGGCACCGCGGAGTGCTGCAGGCCAAAGTAGTTGGCGTGCCGTGACTCAACCTGCTGGATCACGACCATCGCCTCCTGGATGTTGCTCCGCGGCGGGTCCATGAACTGGTAGTCGTCGGACTGCGTGACCGGCAGCTGCACCGCCGGGCCGATCTTGTTCACCATGCCGATCCGCTTCTTCACCTTGATCGGCGGCAGCGTGGAGAACGCCGTGCGGTCGCGGATGCTGTCGTGCTGCGCCTTGATCTCCTCCTGGTCGGTCATGGCCAGCTCGGGGATGCCGCGGGACTCGCAGATCGCCCGGCGGACCCGCTCGCGGCGGTACTCGACGAACGGGTACTCGCCGTGCGCGTAGTCCAGCAGTTCGTACTTGCCGTACAGAGAGTCATCCAGCTGCGGGCAGAGCACCGTGTAGTAGATCGCCGGCGCGCCCTTGGGCGAAAGCGACCTTGAGTAGCAGTGGACGATCTCGATCAGGTGATCGTTGCGCACCGTGCCGGTGACGTTGAGCGAGGTCGTGACCAGGTTCGGGTTGTTGTACCAGCTCTGCCGGCCCTGCGTCACCGCGGCCTTCTCCACGAACTCGGGATCCCAGCCGGCGTTGTTCACCATCGCCCGCAGCTCCACTTCAGTGAAGTACTCGCGGCGGAAGATGACGCGGGCACGCTGCAGGTCGATGGTCTCCGGCGGGAACGAGACCTCGTCGAACGGCTTCAGCGCGGTGATGATCGGCAGGTTCCGCTGCACGTACTCCTCCTCGTACTCACCGCGGCCCTCCTCGCGCAGACCCTTCACAAAGGCGCGGGCGTCGCGGATCGTCATGTCGGGGAGCAGCGTCGTCACGATGTCCGCCGCCTGCTGCTCGCTTTCGGGATTCGCGATCAGCGAAGGCAGCTCGGCCAGCACCGAGCCTGGGTTCTGCGCCGCCGCCTGCTGCGCCAGCGAGATCACCTCCTGCGCGCTGATGGACTGGGTGCGGGTCGCCACCTTCTGGTCCCAGCACACGTGGGCCACTCCCCAGCCGTACTGCTGACCGTACTGCGCCAGCAGCTCGGCCTCGCGCTGCAGGTCCGCCTTCAGCTTGTTTTCGCGGATCCAGGTCATCAGCTCGGTGGCCGTCGAGGCCGCCGCTGCGTCGCCCACGTCCACGCCCGACACCGTCAGCGAACCGCGCTCGAACGCGGTCGTCAGCGTGGCCACGATCTCGTTGATGGTTGAATCAACCAAACGAACCCGCACGTCGCTGGCGCCCTCGAACGGAAACACCTGCTCGCCGTCCGGCCGGGTGCTCGACCACTTCTTGCCGTCGTCGGTCTGCCCGCTCCACTTGCAGTAGCGCACGGCGTCGTTGTTGTCGACGCGGGTGACGTTGTTGCCCGTGTAGAGGCTCCGCTTGAACTCGAAGTTCAAGTAGTTGACGTCCGGCTTGTCGCCCGCCTCGACCAGCTGGTC